GATCTCCTCACCCACTGCGACCCGGCACCGGTTGAAGTCACCGGGCGTGCCCCAGGCGAGCTTCTCGTAGCCGGGCTCGCCGGGCACGGTCCAGTAGTCATGGATCCGCTTGGTGTCCTCGGGGTTGGTGACCCAGCCGGGACCGCGACCGAAGGCCGTGTCGATCAGCAGCCGGTCCAGCTCGCCCACATCCATCTGGCGCTCGATCTCGATCAGGTCGAACAGCGCGTCACGCTCTGCCTCGGTCTCGATCAGCCCGGCTGCCAGCGAGTCGGGCGGGTCCTCACCGAGGGTCTTGTAGGCAGACCGCAGGGCACGCTTGGCGGCAGCCTTCGCGGAGTCGGGACCCTGGACCTGGTTGAGCCGTCCGGCGGCGGCGTGCACACCGGCCCGCGACAGGTCGCCGTTGGGCTCCTTGATCGGCAGCTTGTGGCAGGACTTCTCCATCCCGTCGCAGACATGCAGGATGCAGGAGGTCTTCCACTGCTGGGGGGTGAACCGGGAGGCGGAGCCGTCCCAGGACTTCTCGCTGGTGGCGAGTTGCTCGGTGGCGTCCATCGGGTGACGCTTGAAGACCTCGATGGCCGCAGCCATGGCGTCTTCATCCGATTCGACCCGGCCGTAGTCGTGCTCGGGGTCCTCGCCCATCTGGACCATCGCCTCGGCGAACGCGGGGATGTTCACACTGGAGGCGGAGCAGACCCGGATCGCGGAGAACGCCATCCCGTAGGGCTCGCCATCCTCGTTGTCGAAGGAGAAGGCGGTGCCGTCCTCGTTGGCCGGACCACCTTCGGCCATGTCACCGTCGATGGAGACACCGAACTTCCCGAAGTGGGCAAGCAGACCGGTCCACTCGTCGGCCTCCGGGGTAGCCAGGATCATGCCACCGGCGTGCATCATGTCGTCGCCGCGATCCTGGTCCACCCAGTCGATCGAGGCGACCGTGACCGAGCCGTCGTGGCCCTCCTCCTGGGACTTCTGCCAGGTGAACGGAAGCGGCAGGTCGCGGTGGGAGAGAGACCCGACGTTGAACCTGCGCCGGTCACCGGACCACCTGCCCTCCGGCGCGAGAACACCGTGCCAGGGGATCAGCCCAGGCTCGGAGATGGCAGCGACGAGTGCCTCTCCGTAGATGGTCGGCTTCTTCATCGTCAGCACTCCTTCGGGACGAGAGCCAGTATCCATGCTCGCGGCCTGCTTGTCGTGGACCGGCACGGCGGCGAGTGTGCACCGGCAGTTGATCCACTCCTTCATCGGTGCGGTCGAGTCCCCCGGGTAGCGCATCTCGCTGCCACCGACCAGGAACTTGTCACCGGACTTCACTCGCTGCCCGTCGGCCACCCGGTGGGTGTGACGAACCTTGGTGTCGTGCATGGAGATCCACTCCAGCTCGAACGCCTCACCGTCCTGGAGTGCGGCGGCGATGGTCCCGGCGGACAGGATCTGGGCCGCCATCCAGGTGGCGATCAGGGTGTGGCTGTACTCGTCGACGTGCTTGGTCTTGGTCAGCGTGTGGGTCAGGTCCAGGGAGAGTCGTGCCCACTGGCCGACCGCCTTGCTCGGATCTCCGCCGTCCTCGCGGACCACTCCGTTGAACAGGGGGTGAGCGGCCTCGACCAGCCCCCGCCACCAGGTGTCGGACCCGGCCTGCTTGCGGTCCAGGGCGCGCCCGACGATGGGCTCCAGGGCAGCGATCAGGTCGTCCTGCGCCTTGCGGCGCTGGGCTGCGAAGACGACCCGATCCAGCATCATTCGAAGATCTCCTGAACGAAGTGGGTGCCGTCGACAGAGACGATCCCGGCCTCACCGTGGGCCTTGAACCGGGGGGAGTCGGGGTAGTAGTCGGCGAACCCGATCCGGACCTGCTGACCGTCGGACTGTGCCCAGGCTCGCCAGGTCACGTTGTGGGTACCCCATCCGTCGGCCCCACCGGCCCAGGTTCCCTGGCAGCCTGACAGGGACTGGACGTGGGAGAGGGTGCCACCCCAGCCCGGGTTGCCGTTCTTCTCGGTCTTCCACTGCCGCCACTCGGGGTCGGAGAAGAAGCAGGGATCCTTGGCGTGCGCCGGTGTACCGGCTCCGTAGCCGATGAGTCCCACCACCAGGAGCAGTGGGGCGAACAGCCACAGCCAGCGCTTCATGGTCTTTTGGTCAGCCATGAGGTGAGTGCCTCTCGTGTGTGTGGCTTGGCGGTGAGCAGGAGACTGGTGGCGTAGGAGTCGAGGTGCTTGATGGTGCCGTCGATGTCCTCGACCACACCGTTGAGAACCTGGGGCGCGCAGGACCAGGCGTCGGTGAGTGCGTGCTTGGCCTGAGCCGGGGAGAGAGCGACAGCGGTGTGCACCTCGTGGGAGCGGGTGTCGGGGGGGCGGATTCCTTGACCCTTCAACCTGTTCCCGGCTCGCTCCAGCGCCCGGAACACCAGGCCCTCGGAGGCGGCGATCAGGGCGGCGGCCTCCCGGTCGGGGATGTCCCGGTTCGGATGATCCTCGATCGAGGGGTCGGGACGGGCGTCGTTCAACTGGCCCATCGAGTCCGGCGGGTCGGGCATCGCGACACCCAGCATCCGCAGCGCCTCGGCCACCATGTCCGGTGTCGCGGACCCGGAGGCGACCTTCATGATGAACCAGCGCTGCTGCTCCTCGGCGTCCATCATCTCGGACTCGTCGAAGCCGTTCTCCTTGACCACAACCTCGGCCTTGATGAGACCCCGGTCGTACAGCTCGATGGCCTCCGCGCTCCGGTCCGGACGCAGCCTCAGCGTGGAGGTGTCGTAGCGCACCATCGCGGTGGGGTCGTCAGAGGTGGGCCGAACGTAGGAGATGGTCATCGCCATGGTGACCACATCGAGCATCGGCTCGACGTGCATCTTGATGGTGTCTTCGTCGATCTGCCAGGCACCCCAGTGGCTCACCCCGTTACCGGAGCCACCCGCGCCCATGGTGGCCGAGTTGCTCATCCCCAGGATCCGCTCCGGGGGTAGGTCCATGCCGAGGGCGAACCGCTGGATCGCCTCCTGCCGCAGCCCCTTGGCCTCGGTGTCCAGTTCGCTCCAGAACTGGACCCACTCCTGCTTGCCGATGTGCTCGCCGGGGGCGGTGACCACGATCGGCACCTTCGAGGCCGGGTTCGACGGATCCTCCAGAGGCTTCATCATCGCGTCCGCCAGGGTCTGCATCAGGCCGTCTGCCTTGCCCCGGTCGACAGCCTTGTTGTTCGGCTGGTCGGGCGCTGGCGGGAAGTCGATCTCCTCCGGCACCATCCAGACACCGGCCCCGGCCAGGCGCGAGGAGCACTGGGCGAAGACGTACTTGGTGAGCCACTCGATCTCTTCGAGGATCGGCAGCAGCGATCGGAAGGGAGAGTCGGCGTTGATCGCGTTGGCTGGGTCGGGGGTCCAGATCCGGATCACCACGTCGTCGGGCTTCAGTTCGATCCGCAGGTTCTGGCTTCCCCCCTGGAGGATCCACCACTTCCCGCTCGCACCTCGGGTGCCGTTAGACTTGACCTCGATGATCGAGCGGATCTCCCAGATCTCGTTGCCGTCCTCGTCGGTGCGGCCGATCAGGTAGCACTCACCGGCGACGGTGAGGTGGGTGCCGATCGAGGCCAGCATCGCGGCCTGCCCCTCGGAGCCGTTGAACAGTTGGTCCAGGGCGTCGACTGCCGGACCGTTCTCCAGCGGTGGTGACCGCAGGTCCTTCGGGTCGGACGCGATGTACAGCGTGGCCTTCGACAGGGCGTGGCCGAAGAACTGGGCGGCGAACCTGGCTTCACCGCAGATCCGGTAGTGCCGGTACGCCTCGCGCTGCCAGTCCTGAGACTCGTTGTAGATCCGAGCCGTCTTCCCGTCGTACCGGGTCGCTGAGGCTACAAGCGATCGAGTCGGAAGTGGCACCACTGGTGCCAGGTCCCGCTGACGACGGGGCATCTAGGGCTCCTGTTGGTCGTGCTGCTAGACGGAGTGTGGCACAGGCTCAGGTGCAGACGGGGCAGGCGCAGTCGACGACACACTCGAATGCCTCGTTCCACGCCTCCCCGTCACACTTGTCGTGCTCTCCCCGAACACAGTCCGAGCAGGGCACCTCGACGGCGTAGTTCATCATTCCGGCTGGTCGTAGGCCACGATGATGGCCGCGACGTACGACAGCGCCCACCACAGGTTCGGGATCAGCCAGCCCCACCGGAAGGCGGGGGTGTCCCACAGCCAGAACATCCAGGCGAGCTGGACGGCCATCAGGTAGGGAGCCAGGCAGAACGGGCAGACCACCAGGTCGGCCCACTTCCCCATCTTGGCGGCGAGCCGGGGCCGTGCCCACTCCACCGGGGGGAAGGTGTCGTGGGTGAGCAGACGTGCCATCCGGGCGACTGAGATCACGGCGATCACGAACATCATCATCGTGGTCCAGCCGGTCAGCAGGTCCATCTTTTCCTCCTGGATAGTTACCTAGGTAACTGTCTAACCCACCACACGGAGGTGGCGTGGCAGCGACGCGCGGCCGGGCAGCAGCGCGGGGTTGGCCACCTGAGCCTGGCCGTGGCCCTTGGCGAGGTGGGTGGAGACGTGGACCAGGGCATCGACCCGGTTCGGGGACGGCCCGTCACCGGGCACCCAGGAGGTCTGCTCCTCCTCCAGGTCGGTCAGGTCACCGCGCTCTCCGACATGGAACACCCGCTTCTGCTCGTAGCGGGCGACCACCGGCTCGGCACGCAGGGCCTTGCCGCGACGGGAGTCGACCAGCACGATCCGGGCATCGACGCTGGCGGGCTTGGTGGTCTCCAGGACGTGCTTGACCATGTTGCCGCCGTAGTTCTTCTCGGCCACGATCACGTCGGCAGAGAAGTCGACGACCGCCTGCCACACCTTCTTGCCCCAGCCGTCGGGGCTGTACCGGCCGGTCAGGTCCGCGAGCACGAACTCCTCATCACCTCGGACTCCTTCGACGATGATGCCGGTCTCGTCGGAGCGGACGTTGGCCGAGCCTGCCGGGTCGACACCGATCCCGATTCGGTCCAGGTGTGGGGCCTCCTTGATGTACTGGATCATCCCGTAGGCCCACAGTGCGCCCTCGACGTCTTCGAGAATCTCGCCGTGCAGCTCCTGGCGACCGAGCCTGGTGCCCTCATGCTTGCCGATCACGTTGCGCTTGAAGGACTCGGCCAGGTTGTGGGCGTTCATGAAGGTGGAGACCCGGCGCAGGATGGTGATCTCCTCCTTGGCCACCTTCTTCATCCAGGGGGTGGACTTCGGGG